CCCATAAAGTCATTAAAGATCCGGCTTGAGGTGGAGTTGGGAAGTTGATATTAAACTCTCCTGTGACATAGTTCACTGTGCCGATGCCGGCAGGAAAGGGAGTCAAAGTTATAGGGTTTATAGTCTGTGTATCGACGTAAATTAACCCTGGATTCATGGTATTTATATTTTTCATTCCAGGAATTGGAGGCGTTATTGGAATTGTAGGGGCTACAAATTGTGCAGGAACTGAAACAATAGGGTTTGGCACTTGGAGTTGCAAATTACCAAACCCATCGTCATTGACGGATATAGGATTACCGTTTACATCCACTCCCCCTAGAACCACTTCCCTACTTAAAAATGGTGCGGGGATAACAAAACTAAATGATGTCGTTACTCCATCGCCTCCGATGGGTTGAAACTTTGTCGGAAATCTAGGCCAAAGGTTATAGAATTGTTGTCTGTCTTTGAAGAAAGTACCTGCAATTCCTTCAACATACATAGGTGCTCGTATCCCCTGATTATAGTTTACATCCAAGGGATAGCGGTCAATGTATGGCTGAGTAAAAAAAGTATAGACAGATCTTTGTTGATCTATCTTGATGGCATAGGGAAAATCATTATTATAGAAATAATTTATGGCTTGATCTAATTCCACAGTGCTCAAAGCATATTCGCTAGCGCATGCGGTAAGCCTGCGAACGGTTTTACGTATAAAAACAATGGTTGTATCTGCTTGAGCAACTGCTGGCGTCATAATTATTCCTTAAAATGCAATTGGAATGAATTTATGGATCCAATCACCGTCTTGATCTTTGTCTAGGGGCGAACCATCTTTATTGATTTTTTCTCCATCCACTTCAACTAATCCACTTCGAATAGGCATTTTCTTGTCATTAGTTTCTTTTACAAGTCCAATAGGAATTTCGTAAACACGTCCTGGAATAAAATTCCACATGGTAATAGGGTCTCCAGCATAACGGCAATAAGGACGCGTAAGCCTTTCATGTCTTCCCCTGCTATTTAAATATTCGACTTTCACCATTCGAGAATCTTCTTTCTTCTCTTTTTCAAGTTTTGCTTTTATGTGTGGAGCACAGTGTTTGAAATCATTATTTTCAACAGAATTGGTCAAAGTATTTATCATTCCGTGTGCTTCTCCTGAAGCTGTGTATTGACAAATTTGCATGTTAATTTCCTATGTTATTGAGGCTCTGAAAAGGAACCTGCTTTGTTAGATTATTAAATTGTAGGTTCTGTGAACCTGAAGGAGCTAAAGAGGCTATAGAACCATTATCGGGATTGATAAATGGATCAAAATTGGACGCATCTACGGCTAAAGTTATTTGCGATCCACTGACAGATAAAATAAGTGGTATAAGTCCATTGGCTTGCCACATGCCAAAAGTGATGGGTATATTGAGTTTGACTTTTTGACCTGCTATATATGTATTCACTTGATCGGTATTTTCTGAGACAGCGACCACCATGGGATTGGTTTGAGTTATAGCAGTTATTTCCAGCGCACTAGGAATCGCTATAACTGGCGGAAGATATGTATTGGCATTATTCGGAGGTGTCATTTTATCCTTAAAATTCAGTCAGCTACATTTTGTAACCGACTGAAATTATTATTACGTACCATTACCGTTAATAGTTCCTGTTTCCATTTTGTAAGCTTGGTAGATGATGACATCATTAGCAGCGCCACCAGGGCTATTGGCCCCTGCGGGTACGTACATGTAAGGTATAAAAACTCCACTTCTAAACGGGACCGTTGTGAAGTTATAACCAGTTGTGGTCATAGTAATAGGGTTATAAGTCGCTGCCTGACCGGCTGGGGCGATCGTCGCAAACAGCTGCGTTGTTGGCGATCCGCTTGAGGCAGGGAAGGCAAAAGCTGTGTAGCTGCTTGTATTGACGTTAATAGTGAAATTATAAGGATCTATAATTGACATCACTATTGGAGGCTTACTTGACGCCTGATTAAAGTTATTAAGCTGAACCATTCCAAAAGAAGCCGGTATAGTAAACTCAACCTTTTGACCTACAACTAAATTATTAATTTGTGAAGTTGTTACCTGCGCATTAGTTGCTTGGGTGATGGCAGTCACAAATAAAAAACTTGGTTCTACAGGTGTGAACTGGTTCACTCTTCGGACTGTAAATGCTGTGGCTGCTGATCCAGGGGTATTAAGACCTAGAAGAGTAAAGCTTGAACCGGATACAGAAGAGATAGTGAATGTCATACCTGAATACATAAGTGCGCCCACGCTATCATAAATAACGACGGTATCGCCATTCGAATACGTATTGGTCACGGATGCAACCGCAGGGGATGCATTAGTGATTGTGGTACCTGTGAGAGCTGCTTGAGGCGCAGGAAATGATGTCACGTAAGTAAAACCATTTGAGGCTGTGGCTGTAGAAAACAAACTCATATTAATTACATTTGAGCCCGCCTTGGTCCATCGGATGCCGTCATTCTGTGCAGATATACCACCGCCAAACCACTCACCGCCCACACAAACAGAGCCGGCAAGGTTCATTTGTGTGTAGTTAATAGTCTTAAAGTAATCTATCGAACTAGGTAAAGGTATAATTTGATTTACAGCAGTGGCTGGCTGGGTAAAAGTACCTTGAGTAACAATAGTAAAAGGCATATGTCCTCCTAGGAAGGTGTAAAGGTTGTTACGTTTAGACCTGATATCCAGTTTTGATTTGTGATAGCTCGCGCGATCGCAAACTTGGCATATAGTTGGCTATTTTGAGCCACAGAGGAAACAACCCAAGGGGGTCTGTAACCAACGACTGCTGTATAGTTGTTTTGTTCAATTTTGGCGGCAGCTTCAAGACCATACATAGGAATGGTGTAAACCGTATTTCCCTTTGTAGATATTCCTGGAGTTCTTGCAGCTTTTGAGGATACAAAGAATCTGAAACGAGATATCGAACAATATTCTTCAGGTCTTAAACCTTCTTGAGAGGGATAATTCGCTTTTAAAAGTACTCCTTGTACCCTCTGAAGATCATTTGTTATATTAGTCGAACAAAGCGCAATGAAGGCATCTCGTGTCGGGCCTGTCGAAAACTTATCCATGGCATCTATACTAACAAGCATTGTCCTGGCATCATTACCAAGTAATATTGTTTCGATGTTATTAACATCGTTCAAAGAAATATTACTAGGCTGATCCCCGTTGGTTCCCCCTGTAGCATTTAGGTAACTGACAGAACTTGAAAAAAGATCTCTCATTAATAGATCTTCTTTTTCTCTTAACCATTGTCCTAGCAATGCTGTGAACTTGGTCAGAGTCTTGCTATTTTCCCAAAGTATTACTTGCTCATTGGTTACGATGCTCTTTGCATAAATTTCCATTGTTGCATCGATATCGGTACGCACGGGAACTTCTGAAGTTGGGTCTACTCCTGAACCATCTAGCTGGCCTCCATCCGTAGAAAGCCTCTCAAAACGTGACATACGTGTTGTTTTACCGATGTACGCTTCGGCATGGTGCAAATCAACTCCAAACGAGTGAATTAAGTTAAACATTGGAGTTGATAAAAGATCTTCGGCAGCCTGTACAGGTAGTTCAGGTGCGAAATTATTTACATTAGTTATTCCGGTAGGGAATGACATTGTTACCTCGACGATAGGGTTGATACGTCCCGAGTGCGAATCGGTTTTATCTGCCTACCTGGCGAAGGTATAATCAGCCGGAGCTAGCGAATGCTCATGAATCAGCTGATCTTTTTATATCAATTAAATATTTAAATTGTCAAGAACCTTCATTTTGTTTTTTATACCAATAGGGTTTCAGAAGAAATATGGCAACTGAATAGCTTAATTGATTTTGATGATATTGAAATTGATCCGGTCGTCCATTACATATCATGTTTGCACTGTCATATGCCTTCTCTAGCTCTATATAATCTTCATCAGTGTACTTATATTCATTCATTTAATTTTTCCCCATTTTTTGAATCCGCAAAGATCCATCAAGAAAGCCCCTTTCTTGCCCTTTCCATTCTAGCCCAGTTCTCAGCCTTTCTTTCTTCGGTCAGTCTCGCTGATGGCATTGCTGATGACCCTTGGGTGGCTCCTGGCGTTGATACTGATCCAGGCTTTGCTAGATTCTTTTCCGCTCGCTGCATGTCTTGGTTTGATGTATTATTTGGTACAAACTTTTTAACTGCTTTATAGATATCCGACCATTTATCAAAGCCTTCATTAAGACGCTGTAAAGGCTTAGATACTTCCGGATAGTGGAAATCAAGATAATCAAGATTTTCGCTAGAAATTGTCTTATTGAAGTCCGGATACATTTGAGTAAGCCGTTGAGGATATTCTTGCATTTCTCTTTGATGCTGTTCTTTTTGATACTGCTCCTCCTTTTCTTTGATGATTTTATTTACTCTTCGATCAATTCTTTGATCTTCTGTTTCTTCATTATCTTGTGAGCCATGATCTTGTATTTGATGGTTATTTGACGGTTTATTGATTGCTGCTTCAAGAGCCGATCTCATAGCTTCGGCTTCGGCTGCTTTTTCTGATGCTCTTTGTTCGGCCGCCATTCTTGCCTTGCGTTCTACTTCACGCTGTTCTCGGAAGGCTTTCCAGTTGGCCTGATTTTCTTCTGTTTTTATAGGTGGTGACGCTTCTTGTTGAACAGAATTATTTGATTGTATTTTATTTTCTACCGTTTCAATTTTTTTTTCTGTTATATTTTCTGTTTGAACAGGATTCATAATAAGGACTCCTATATGGATAAAAAAGATATTAAGTTGTCAAATGCTAACATAGTAAAAATTAACAAGAAATTTCTTGAAAGTCTAGAAAATTATAGAAAATTATTGAAGATAATGGGAGGAGATATGCCCATTGAATGTTTGTGCCTTCCAAAAAAAAGTGAGAAAGTATTAATTAGTTATGGATTCTTGAGGATCTACGACTTGATTAATGCTGATTTTAGTAAAGTCGAAGGGCTCAACGATGTTGCCATGAGGGATCTTACATCCCGCATGGATCAATTCTTTTCGATGGGCTGATAGATATTCTTGCTCCGATAGCATATCAATACCATGCTGATATCGGATGAATTCCCAGAATGTGCCTTTAAAGAAAGCAATTGACCATGCTTGTTGTGTTTCATAACGTTTATTTACTATAACGTTTGTTCCAGCCAGCTCTGCCATTACCATGGCGGAGGGAAGCACCCATAAACGCTTGGTGAACATGTCCTTTTCTTTATTGTAAAGGAATACGGCTTGGTTTGGCCTAGGACTTGGGAGATAAGGCCAGCAATAGAATTTACGGCGTTTGAGCCTCTTTATGAGAGGATCTTCTGCTATCACCATAACACAACAAAATTCTTTCTCATCAATCATATTTTTGTAGATTCTAGCCGACTCTCTAAAATGATCGATAAGATCCTCGGCCATATAATGGCCAACTTCCATAGCATCATATTTAGATGTGTCTTTAGCTATCTTTTGTGATAGTTCGCCTGCTGTTTGTCTAACTGTCGTTTGAGTCATCTTTTACTCTATTCCATAGATCGATTGTTTTTACATTTTTACAAATATCATTTGCTATTTTATATTTTGGATGGGTTTTGTCAACTTCCCTATATACTAAATAATCACTTATAGGAGTGGTTTTTTCATCAACTATCGGTCTTATATCGGCTTGTATAGATTTATCCATTAATGATCCGTTTCGTTTATTTTTTTATGAGGTTGTGCCCTGTCTTTTCCTGGCGTTGGAAGGAATGCGCCGGCTGCGTCATCTCCATCGCCATGTGCCGTAGCTGGAACCCTGATTTCCCAGTGGTCTTCACTTCCCATTCCCAGTTTTGAATTAACTCCCAGGTCTTTTGCTGCCTTGGATTTTTTTTCCTTAGAGCCCATCACTGATTTCATATAAAAACCTTTTTAATAAGCGGATGGTAGGATTTGAACCTACGGCCTCCTGAGCATCTATCCCAGGAGACATATCTTTAAAAAGATATTGCAATAAGCCACTATGCCACATCCGCATAACTGGCAGCCGGTAGGATTTGAACCTACGGTCTCCTGGGCTTTGACCCCAAGAGACGTGTTAAAAAATTCTTCCTTGTTACTGGAAGACCACTGCATTAAACCTCTCTGCCACGGCCGCATACCTATGGATACCCCATTTTATTCTTTTTTGCATATTTTGCAAGATCATCAACAGATCTTTTTAAATGTTCTGGGTTTTCCATTTCTCCTTGGGTATATTTCCCGTCCGCCACCATTGTTTCCCCAGGTTTCATGGTATGATGCTCCTTGTTAAACTGAGCCATGCCATCCATTTTTCCATGTGCTGCTTTACTATGTGCCATATTTATGCTCCTTGACCAGCTATTGCCGGTTCTTTTTTTTCAACTCTGAACTCAGGATGGTTGCTTTCCCTACCCTGAGTCATCTTTATAATCTCTGCAACAGCTAGATTTTCCCGTATGTTTGCCAAGTCTATATCTTCCAATTCTACCATCTGTCGTATTATATCCAAATCTGCGGCCGTCCTCTTGTGCTCGGCTCCAGCTTCTAGATCATCGATCTTAGCATAGGTTTCGGCTATCTTAGCTTTGTCTAGATCTGATTTGCTGATGGCTTGCGCAATCTTGGACTGATCTAGCTGAGCTTGTTGTTGCGCTTGCGCTTGCTGCATTTGCGATTGTTGTTGTTGTTGTTCTTCCATATCTTGTATGACTTCGCGCTTATTGGTAATAAATGCTGCACGCAAGATAGACTTGTCAGCGATTTGCATTCCAATCTCTTTAAAATGCAATAGTTGTTGCAGTTCCATTTGTCTTTGACTAGTAGAGTAGTTACCCTCTTCGACTGCGAGAGAGTACTTTTGACTATGGCTACTCCAGAATCGCGGATCTGGGTCATGCCCCAGTATGTTACGGATCTTACCTTTACTAAAGTTCTTTCTAATAGCCTGAAGCCTGATCTTTCCGTATAACCGCTGAGTATAGTCCAGTTTGTCAAATATCGTTTGGAGAGTCGTGAGACCGGCTCCTTGCCGTAGCATCGATAGTATTCCGCTTTTATCATCCGTCGCAGCTCCAAGTAATTCTTCGTTTACACCCGAGATTTTTGTTATGTCTTCTGATAAAGATTGTGAGAGTTCTAGCAAGCTCTGGGGTATAGCTGCCGGTTCAATCCTTTGAACTTCAGCAGGTAAGTGCCCTGACTTTAAGGGTACAAGAAACCCTTGTCCCGACTGCCTGAAGGCTTTTAGATCCGTCACCGCATCAATAGGGAATATCCATCCACTATTAATTTGAGATTGCAAAATTTCTAATTCAATAACTTTTCGCATGTTATAAAGAAACTGCGGATCTCTAAGATTCCTGATAACGCCCATACAACGCCAAGAAAAATTTACAATATCGGGTTCATAATAGCACAACGACGGCACACAGGGGTAGGAATCAATGGAAAGTAAATTTTTTCCTTGATAGACTTCATGATCCCCTAGGCTTATGCAAAGTTCTACAGTAGGCACTTGCATTTTCTTGACTTGAAGCCACGGCTGCATTGCAAGTGTTCGCTCCATCATGTCTTCATCATCATGCTCTT